CAGACATTAACTTTTCAGGTGAAGCAGAACAACCAGTAGGTTCCGCAAAGCTGACATTTGATGTAAGGTATGATACAGCTATCGATGACGTAGAAACGGCCAGATAGGAGGCTCCAATGGCTACACACACAGGCAGCGAAGGAACCGTAAAGGTCGGTGCTAACGCTATCGCAGAAATCCGCTCTTTCAGCTTAGAGGAAACAGCGGATACCTTAGAAGATACAACTATGGGCGACACTGCTCGCACATATAAATCATCTTTGACGACATTCACTGGATCAGTTGATGTTTTCTGGGATGAAACCGATACAACGGGTCAAGGCGCTTTGACAATCGGTGCTTCTGTTACCCTTAACGTTTATCCAGAGGGCGATGCTTCTGGGGATACATATTATACTGGCACAGCCATTGTTACCGGCGTTACACGCTCATCATCATTTGATGGTCTTGTGGAAGCGTCAATAACTGTGCAAGGTAGTGGGGCATTAACAGCTACAACGGTGTAACCCATGTCTAACCCTATAGACGCCTTAGACGATTATTTGTCGAATATCGAGACAAGGCATATAGAAGTAACTTTACGCGCAGGGGCCAAGCCTCTGCGTGTTTACTATACCCCTATGACTTCTGGAGAGATGTCATCTATTCAGCGGAAGCACTCAGACTTCCCATCTGCCAACATAGACGCCTTAATTGATCTGATTATCTTGAAGGCTCTAAAGGAGGATGGCGAAAAGGCTTATACGATTGAGCATAAGCCTAAACTGAAGCGCATTCCCCATGAGGTGATCTACAAATTAAGCGCACCTATGATGTCTGCTGGCTCTGTTGAGGAAGCTGAGGGAAACTAAAGAAAGACCCATTCAGGTTTAATTTAATCGCGTTAGCAGATAGATTAGGCCGCACCATTAGCGAGATTGAGAAAATTACGCTAACGGAGTATAATGAATGGGTCGCATACTTTAAGATCGTGGACGAAAGGCGGGAAGAAGATGGCAAGCGCAGAACAGCTAAAGTTTGAACTTCTTGCGGTTGATCGCGCTAGTCGGCCCATTCAGCAAGTTCAGGGTCGCGTTAGAAACTTTGATCGTCAAATAAAGCAAAGTTCAATACAGATGAACCAGTTTGGTGGCTCTGTTACTGGCGCTCAAAAAAGTTTACGCAAGTTCGCTATGGGCGGCGTCCAGCAAGCGGGTTATCAAATTGGTGACTATGCTGTTCAGGTCGCTAATGGAACCAGTGCGACACAAGCCTTTGGCCAACAGGCTGGGCAATTCTTTCAGATATTTGGCCCATTCGGGGCTGTACTTGGCGCGGCTATATCTGTTTTCTCTGCATTCAAGATGGCTGCTGATAAGGCTGGTGCTAGTGTTGATAATGTCGGGAAAAAAATCGATCTAGCTAAAAACAGCATAGATGCCTTTAGGCAATCATCAGAATTAGCTAATATAAGTTCAGGGGAGCTTACAAAGCAATATGGGATGATGGCCTCACAAGCTAAAGAGCTTTTTGAGGTGCAGAACGAAATAAATAGGCTGGCTGCGTTTAGGGATGTAGGAACGGCGGTTGAGCTTGCAACTAAGTCATTTGGTGACTTTGGGGATAGATCAAAAAGCGCAATATATGGAGCAGCAGCAGCGTTTGCTGAGCTTAATGAGAAGCGTGAGAGCCTTCAGTTGCTTGGCGAAAAAAGCCCGTTTTTTGACATTACGCGCACATTGCCAACGCAACTTATGGCTGTAAACGAAGCTCTAAATGAACATGTCATGGAGCCAGTTGTTCAATTAGCCAAAGAATTTGGCATTACCACAGATCAAGCGGCCCTTTTAGCTGATACAGTCCAAGATGCTCAAACAGCAAGGAGCTTGCAGGAGCGGGTTGCCGCATTAATCAAGACTAGGAATATATATAAGGACCTAGCCCTTGCTGATGGTGAAATCTCTGAGAGTGAGCAAGAAAGACTAAACACGCTGTTACAGGCGCAGATGTCGTATATTAAAATACATTCTGAACTAAGGGAAAGCGCTGGAGCTTACGTTGACATACTGGGCAGCGAGCAAGGCTTGGCTCAAGCGGTTCAAGCCGCAAACCAGCTTTATCAAAATAGACTTGGCACTATAGACACTACCGCCAACGATTATGTTGATATATTGGGTAGTGAAAAGGGGCTTTCTGAAGCTATAGCGGCAAATAATAAGCTCTACGCAGACAGGCTTGCGGCAAAGCAGTCTGAGATAGCTGCCGCTCGCGCAAGCTTTATGGTTGAGGCTTCTGTAACGGTTGCAGAAACCGAAAGGGCAAAAGCCATAAAAGAAATGCAAGAGGCTTATGCGAAGATTATGGGCGGTGATAAGGGCAGTGAAGGCATAAAGAAAACCGCCAACGCCATCAAGACTGAATTAAACCCAGAGCTTATGCGGATTAAAGATGCGTCTGAGATGGTAGGCCAGTCATTTGAGAATGCATTCATGTCTATAGCAGAAGGCACTATGACAGCCAAAGATGCGTTTAAAACAATGGCGCGTGATATTATCTCTGAGCTTTACCGTATATTCGTGGTTAAGCAGATTACGGGTATGATCCAAAGTGCTGTGGGGCTTATGGGAGGCCCCAATCCGTTTGCGTTTAAGGCTATAGGCGGGCCTGTCCAATCGGACAAGCCTTACGTTGTTGGCGAGCGCGGCCCAGAAATGTTTGTACCATCACGCTCAGGTTCAATCGTGCCAAACAACAAGCTCGGCGGCGGCGGCGTAGTCGTAAACCAAACAATTAACGTCACCACAGGCGTACAGCAAACAGTACGTGCCGAAGTCATGGGGTTGATGCCTCAGATAGCGGAAGCATCTAAGGCTGCTGTATTAGACGCTAAACGGCGTGGCGGCGCATTTGCAGGAGCATTTTAGATGGCTATTACATATCCTAGACCGCTACCAACCCACACGGGCTTGATGAGCATTACGTTGAGGGCGGTCAATCAGACTGCTTTAACCATGTCACCGTTTAGCTTTAAGCAGCAGATACACAATCATAGTGGCCAAAGATGGGAAGCTGAAATTCAACTGCCGCCTCAACAGAGAGCAGATGCAGAGCAATGGATAGCTTGGCTGCTTAGTTTAAACGGCATGGCTGGATCATTTTTGCTTTATGATCCGCTAAATACCACAGCAAGAGGCGCTTTAGGTGGCACGCCTGTTGTAAATGGGGCCAGTCAGGTCGGCGGCTCATTATCCATTGATGGTTGCAGCAATAGCGTCACTGGTTGGCTGAAGGCTGGGGATTACATTCAGTTGGGGGGTGGTGCATCTGCTACCTTGCATAAGGTTCTTACAGATGTTGATACCAACGCCAGCGGGCAAGCCACGATTGATCTGTGGCCGTATATCAGAACCGCCCCTTCTGATGGCGCTACAGTAACCACATCAAATTGCGTAGGCAGATTTAGATTGAATAGTGGCCAACAAGATTGGACTATTAATAGCGCCTCAATTTATGGCATCACATTTGCTGCTCTTGAGGTCGTGCCATGACCAGAGTTTTAGGAACTGTAGCTGATGTTCTTGAGCTTGATGAAATATTCCCGTTCTTTGCCATGCAGCTTATGTTTGATGAGCGCAAAACAACATTTAACGGGAGCATTGTTCAGCATGGACCACTTTACCTCTGGACTGGCCTTGGTGATCTTACACATGATGGGGTTACCTATATTGGCACAGGCAACATGCTGCAAATCTCTGAGGTTACTGAGACAGCCGATTTAAGGGCCGCTGGCGCTACTATTACGCTGTCGGGGGTTCCACTGGAAACAATCTCATTGGCACTGCAGGAGCCGTATCACGGGCGGGAGTGTCGCGTTAAGTTTGGCATCTTAGACGCCAACAGAAACAAGACGCTGAACGAAGATGGCGATGCCATTCTGTACGAAGATACATCAGATGTTGATAACTCTGCTGGCACCGTCAGCCTGCTAGTTGATCTGTTTGCCGGCTACATGGATCGGATGGATATTACTGAAAGCCCTGATACTTCGGTCATAGCGCTGTCTGTTGAAAACAAGTTGATCGACTTGCAGACCCGAAAGGTCAAAAGGTACACATCTGAGTTCCAGAAGATCCTTTATCCAAACGACAAGGCTTTCGATTACCTGAATGACTTGCAAACGCAAAAGCTGAAATGGGGCGGTGAGAGATGAGCGCCTTTGATAGATATTTAGAGCAGGCGAGACAAAAGCCTTTTACTTGGGGCGATCATGACTGCATCACATTCGCCAACAAAGCTTGCGCCGCGCAAAAGGGTTATGGGTTTGCAGACGAGTTTCTTGGGAAATATACTACATCGAAAGGTGCGCTTTTAACCTATCAGCGTTGGATTAGATCAACCGAATATGGTAGTTTGATAAATGCGGTAGATGATAGGCTTGAGAGATTGAAAACTAACATTCCACCCATTGGCTCCATTGTTGCCAAGCAGGATGATTTGGCAGATGCAGTTTTGCCCATCAAGTTTGGCGTTTGCGTTGGGAGGCTCATAGCCTTTGTCGGCGCAGATAAATTAGTTTTGCGCCAGCCATCTAGCAATATGATTTTCTGGGGGGTTAGCAATGAGCATTGAGGAAGAAGATAGAAACAGGTTTTTTGGCGCTGTTATAACTGCCGCGGCTCTTGTTGCGACAGGAGGCACTGCCGCATTTACTGGTATAGCTGGGGGTTTAAGTACGTTTTCGGCTGCTGGCGCTTTAGCAGTTGCACAAGTTTCTGCAATTAGTCTTGCCGCTGGTTATGCCTACAGCGCACTGGCAGGAAACACGAGCCTACCTGACTTCCGAAATCAAGTCAGATCATATGACATTAATCAACTTGGCTCTGCCCTACCAACGGCTCAGGTTTACGGCGAAACCAAGATCGGTGGCGCTATATTTTACCAAGAGACTACAGAGCAAAATCATTTTCTTCATAGGATGATTGCTTTTGCGGATCATGAGATAGAGAGCTTTGAGGAAGTATATTTAGATGAATACAAGCTGACATTGGCCGCTGATGGTCGTGTGAGCGGTGCAACCGATATTGCCGGCAATGAAATTGATATTTTTACGTCAGATCAATACGCGGCAGTCTATATTGCTCAGATCCAAGAAAAGCTAGGCGCAGCAGATCAGTCTTACAGCGCGATCGATGGCAGCGAAGTTTGGGATGCAAGCCATACTGCATCAGGCGTTGCATATCTTCACTGCACGTTTCTATACAGTGCAGACGCATATCCAAACGGAGCGCCAACAATTACGGCGGTTGTTAAGGGTAAAAAGCTATATGACCCTAGAACGGAAGCAACGGCATACAGCAATAACTCTGCGCTTGTGCTGCGTGATTATCTGATAAGCAGCGGCATAGCTGATGCAAGCGAGATAAACGAAACGCTATTTTCTGCGGCTGCTAATATCTGCGATGAAGACGTTACTTTAGCAGATGGCACGACTGAAAAGAAATACACTTGTAACGGTAGCTTTACGACTGACGTAGACCCTGCAAAAATCATCGGCACCATCGTTGATACGATGGGCGGCATGGTTTGGTACAGCCAAGGTCAGTGGGGCTGCAAGGCGGCAAAATACACGGCTCCGGTTTTAGCTCTTGATGAGGATGATTTTCGCTCTGGGTTATCTATTGCAACGCGAAACAGCCGCAAAGATGGTTTTAATAAGGTTATCGGATTATTTCGCAGCCCTGACACAAACTGGCAGCAGACTAACTTTCCGAGCATTACCAGCCCAACGTTTTTGAACGTAGATGGCGGGCAGGAAAACACGCTAGAGATGGATTTGCCATTTGTAACATCCAGTGCAACGGCGCAGCGCATAGCTAAAATCGCTCTCTATCGAAACAGAGAGCAGCTAAGAATAAGCGGTTCATTTGGCATGAGGGCGCTCAACTTAACTGTGGGCGATCTGGTCACAATTACTTACGATAGGCTGGGCTTTGATGCTAAGGTGTTTGAGGTAACTGAGTGGACGTTTGGGCTGGCCTCAGACATGACGCTGCAAGTTACAATGTCACTGCAAGAAATAAGCTCTGGCATATTCAACTGGGATGCTGATGAGACTGCCTTTGAGAGCAATAACACGACATTAACGCCAGCCTTTTCTGTTCCTCCTGTTGGCCTGTCTCACACCGTTTCTGAGGTGGTCTACAACGAGAAAATCACCAGCACGTTATTTGTGACGGTTTCATCTGCTCAGCCAGAGCAAATTGATAGCGTTGAGGTTCAGCTTATCAGAACAACCAAAGGCGATGCTGATGTAAACTTCATGGGAATTATCGTGAGCTTCTTGCGCATTATCGTAGGCATTGCAACGACAAGCGAAGTGTTCCTATTTGAAACAGACCCAGACAATCAATATTTTGGGAACATTGCTGACTTGGGAACTCAAGATATAGCCATCGATGATGTGATTTGTTTATTGCGCAGAAATGTTGGTCTAACCAATAGCACTGCTCAAGACAATTACATCGACAATACGTTTGTTCCTACGATGGTCGCTGATCCAGTGAAATATGGATCTTATGTAACGGTGCAGCCTTATCAAGAGGATTTTGTCGCGGTCAACAAAGGTGATCTTGGATTATTTGAGTTTAAGGACATCGAGGAAGGCGATTACACCATCAGAGCCAGAGGGATCAACGCGCATGGAACAAAGGGGCCGTGGGTAGAAAGATGACAGTAAAAATCGCACCAGCAAGAAAGCTGCCATTAAATGTTGAGGATTTCAGCGCTGAAGTTAACGGCGACACCACTCAGCTAGAATGGAAGCCAGTGGCCAGCCCAAACTTGAGCTACTACCAGATCAGGCATTCTGTAGCTACATCCAACGCGATTTGGAGCGATGCAACTACAGTAGTCGCTAAGGTTAGCCGACCAGCTAATTCTATCTCTGTGCCCGCTAGATCCGGCTCATATATGATTAAGGCATATACAAAAGGCGGCAAGCCAAGCGCTGATTATTCTATTGCAGTTGTTCCGACTGCTAATGTTAATTCTTACAGCCAAAGCCTGACGCAAGCCGAGGCACCTAGCTTTAGCGGAAGTAAGATTGGGCTGACAGTCGCCAGCAATAAGCTCTACGCAACGGATGGTGGTACTGTTCAAAACTTAGTTCGGTATGATTTTAGCAATTATATTGAAACGCATGACAGCACAGTTCGCTTGGCAAACATCCGCATTGATGCAACGACTGTGCGTAAAGACCTCACAAACGGTCTTTTTGATGCTTTGCCAAATCTGTTTGATGATTTGCCAACAGGGATTGTTTATAGCTCTGACTACACTTCTCAGACATATACCAACACTGGC